GTATGATGCAAAATGCAATAGCGAATATGAATGGGCAGACCCGTACGTTGAAGCCGTCTACGTTGGAAACGTTGACATTATGCCCATAATGGATACTATCTACGTTGACATGGCACTAGATGCCTATCTTAAACACATCGAAAGAGAGAAAAATGAACAATACTGAACGCACAATCTGGCTTTTGGGTTCTGTCACTGCCGTGGCCCTGTCCGGGGTCATTGGATATCGATTGAGTACCCATTTCAACGATATCGAGAACCAGGGAGCACAATCCCGGTGCTACTCGACTAGGCACTCCGATGCCTATGTTGCCAAGGTTGGCCCGGATGACTTTGTGTGCTTCCGAGAAGACTATCATCGCAAGAAAATCACCAAGTCCCTGATTGTGCTTCCCGATAGGGCTCTAGAATAGCGCTAAAACGCATCAGAACGGCCCAGGAGCGATTATTTTTGAAAGTTAATGGGGAGATAGCCACCATGCATTGTAAAGCCTGTGACACGCTTTTAAACGATTTTGAATCAACCAGACGAAACAAGTACACACACGAGTTTATCGACCTGTGTAACCATTGTTTTGATGGAATCAAGGGGACAGTCCCTGTCATTGAACGTAAAGACCTTGCTACTGTAGGGGACTTTGATGACCATCTGAGCACCGAAGGGACAGAAGAGCTACTATATAATAACTATAGAGTACTCTTAAGCACAGAAGACATAGAAGATTAATAAATCATTAATGTTTATTGTCTTATATTAACTTTAAAGTTAAAGGGGTAACCATGGAAAATGAAAGCACAGATGAATTGATGCAATTGATTGAAGAATCATGGTATTGGTCAACGATTAATGATATTGTCGATATTTTTGACAAATACGGCATGGATAACGTCCTTGCAGACGTTGGTAACATGAAAATCCAAAGAGAGGAAGCTAAAAGCAATAAATTAGAGGAAGACATCTAATGTTGTTGTCTTTCTTTGTTTTTGTCTTAACCATCATTAAACTGTCACTTAAGTGACACTGGAGTACTTATGAAAGTCATCATGGAATACACATTACCGGAGGAATCTTTCCTGCTGAAATGTGCCGAGGAAGCAGTGAGCAACAGAATGCTCCTAGAATCGATTAAAAGCACCCTAGGATCGCATGAAAACTATGGGGTAGGGGCTGAGATAGCCCTACAGGAAATAAAGGCTCAGATGAGGGGTTTTAAGTGAATGTTTCCACCAGCGACATGATCCAACAATGTGTCGCAAAACCTTAGGAAAAACGACATGATCCATGAAACAACCTCAGAATTCGTTAGGCACATCGCCTGCGAGCACTGCGGCTCCTCTGATGCGAATGCTCTCTATTCAGATGGGCACACCTACTGCTTTTCCTGCGGGGTGATAGAATCTGAATCCTCGCATGAGGATCGAGAGCGATGGAAAGAAGAAATTAACCGAGCGAATGCTATGAAAACTGAAGGCGAAGTAAAACCGATTCCAGACCGAGGGATCACTAGGGACACCTGTGAGCACTACAAGGTCACTCAGACAGGTCAGAAGCATATCTATCCGTATGCTGATGAATCTGGTGCTTATGTGGCCTCGAAGGTGCGCACAGTGGCTAATAAGACTTTCTCGGTGGAGGGCCATTGGGGTAAATCTACCCTGTTCGGACAATCCCTGTTCCACAAAGGAGGCAAGTACGTTACGCTCGTGGAAGGTGAACTGGATGCGCTAGCGGCCTTCCAGATGCTGGGTAGTAAATGGCCTGTGGTGTCCATCAAGAATGGTGCTCAGAGTGCCTTAAAGGACTGTAAAGCTAACTTTGAATGGCTGGATTCTTTCGAGTCTGTGGTGATCTGCTTTGATGCTGATGAGCCAGGGAAGAAAGCAGCAGAGGAGGTAGCTGAACTGTTCGGTGTTAAGGCTAAGATTGTTAAACATATTCAGAACTGTAAGGATGCCTGTGATTATCTTAAATCTGGTGAAACGAAGTCTTTTGTCGATTCTTGGTGGAAGGCTGAGACGTATGTCCCTGACGGAATTGTTGCTGCCTCGTCACTCTGGGATGAAGTAAGCAAGCCTGAGCAACCTGCGGAGGCTCTCTATCCCTTCAAGGGACTGAACTCTCTGCTGTATGGGTTCCGACCTGCTGAACTCGTTACAGTCACCGCAGGCTCTGGATTAGGTAAGAGTCAATTCCTACGAGAGATCCTCTACCATATTCTGAACACCACGAAGTGGAACATCGGTGGTATGTTCTTGGAGGAATCTGTGCGAAAGACTGCCAGGAGCATTATGAGCTTGAGAGCTAACAAGCTACTGCACCTGCCCGACACCAAAGTATCAACAGAGGAGTTACATGATGCTTTCCAGCATACTCTTGGGACTGATCGTATTTATCTTTTTGACCATTTCGGTAGCACTTCTGCTGACAACATTATTAATCGCATCCGGTACATGGCAAAGGCTTGTGATTGTAGGATTGTATTTCTCGATCATTTATCTATCATCATTTCTGGTCAAGATAACGGAGACGAGCGCAAGGCCATTGATGTAATGATGACTCGCCTGCGTACACTCGTGCAGGAACTTAACATTACTTTGATTGTTGTCTCTCACCTTAAGCGTCCTAACGGCAACCAAGGCCACGAAGACGGTCAGGCAGTGTCTCTAAGCCAACTGCGAGGCTCAGGAGCCATTGCACAGCTCTCAGATGCTGTTATCACCCTGGAACGTAACTCCATGAGTGCAGACGCTACTGAGAGGCATACCACCAAGGTAGCAGTGGCGAAGAACCGCTACAGCGGCCTCACTGGGCCTGCCTGTGAGCTGCGCTATGATGTGGATACTGGTAGAATGTTTGAGGTTAAACTGGAGGATCTATGAAGACCATTATTCATGTGAATCAGCATAACGTCAGGGCTAACACCAAGAATGGTACTGACTTGCCTGTGCTGACAGTCAAGACTTACAAGAGTAACAACTATGCACACGAGGTGAAGATTCATGGCCCGTCTGAGCTGGTATACAGCAAGGATAAGCCACTCTCTTGTGGTGCTCGTGTATGGGTTCAAACTGAATCAGAAGTGGAGATTGTAAAATGAGTAAACCTGATGGCGGTAAAGGCAGCAGCCCTCGCCCATTCAGCATCTCGGAAGAGGAATACGCACGTAGGTGGGATGCTATCTTTGGCAGGGAAGACGTAGAGAAGATCGTGGATGATGCCAAGAAATATCTGGAAGAATCAAAACGAACAGAGAAAAGCATCCAAGGATTGGAACAACGATTGAAAGACAATCAAAATGATTGAACACATCATTGTAGGGGCTACAGGGGTGGGCTACGCTATCGTAGGCACTCTTCAGTGGCTCAAGGGTGATCTACCCAACGGTATGATCTGGGTTGGTTACGCTTTTGCTCAGGTGGGGCTATGGATGAACCTAAAATGATGGACATTGACACACTCGTGGGAAGGTTAATTGACCTTGAAGGCAAGTATTATGAGTTACAATCGAAGTATCAGACTCTTATCCATCAATACGAAGAACTGAAAGCATCGCATGAAGATAGCACTGGACAATGTAATAAAGTTCTTGACATCGAAGAGAAAATAGAGTAAGATGATTCTTTTTAGGAGAATCTTATGAAGATGAGTAAAGAATATGCCCGTGAATGGAAACGTAACAGGCGTAAAGATGAAGATTTTAGGAAATCTGAACTTGAAAAAAACAAAAAATGGAGAGAGGATAACAAAGAAGCTATCTCTGAACAGAAAAAACAATATTATGAGCAAAACAAAGAAAAGATTAAACAAAAGAAAAGAGAACTGTATGAACAACGAAAACAAAGATTGCGAGACGATGAATTAACTCTTTTAGTTAAACAAGAAGCTAAAGAACTTGCTAAAGCGAGAACTAAAAATACAGGTGTAACATGGTCTGTTGACCATATCGTTCCAATGCATGGAAAAAACGTTAGCGGTTTAGATTCATGGAGTAATATACAAGTTATTACTTTAGATGAAAATAAACGGAAGTACAATAAATATGAAGATTGCACTTGACATTGAAACCGACCTCAGCCATAACATTATATGGCTCGTAGTGACCAAAAACCTTGAAACCGGAGAAGTTAAAGTATGGAAAAATCCAAATGGCCTAAACGACTATCTAAGCAAGGCTACACTCCTGATAGCTCATCATGGGATCGGATTCGATTTCTATC